GCGGCGTCTTGGGCGCGGTTCCACGCACGGGCGGATAGCTGCCCTCTCACCGGACCGGGTTTGATTCGTCCTTCGCTCATGCGACTCCGATCCCGAGCAGTGAGAAGTCGCCGTCCTTGTAGACCTTGTCCACGTAGACGGCGAACGGCCGGCGGGCCATCTGCGCCTTCGCGGAGTCCTCGATCTTGGCGAACTGAATCCAGAGGTAGTCGTGGCCGCCCTTCTCGATCCCGGTGATCGTGTCAACGGTCAACGCCGGCAGCGTCTTCCCTGCTCCAGCATTTGGTGACGCCACGAACTTGAACGAGAGCGACCACGGGCCGTACCCTCGCTGGTCGTCCCACTCGTGGCTGCCGGAAGCACCGACGAATAGCACCTCGCCGGCGGCAAATCCGCGGAAGGCTGCCTCATTCACTGTGCCGGTAAGAATCGCCAGATTGCGGATGTACGCCGAAGTAACGTAGTTGGAGGGAACGTCGTAGGACTCCTGCCACTGAAGAGCCGGATCTACGACATCGACACCGTTGACGCCGTTGTCATCGACGCCAATCGCCCCGCCCATCGAAGTCGGCGTCGTGCCTCCGGCGGCATACGCTGCCTTGTCGGCCCCGGTCACCGACTCGGTGACGTGCTTCGTGCCGCCCGAGGTGTCGAACGACCGCGCCCGCTTGAGCGGTGCCGTCTGCGTGGAATCGTCCGCGCCGATCTTCTCGTAGTTGATGGTCACTTTCCAGCAGTCGTCGCCCTGGTACTCGACGCTGTAGGACTCGGCCCGGAGCCTGACCGTCGGCTGGCCTGGGTACTGCCAGTACTGATACTGAGCGGAGATCCGTTGGTTGGCGTCGGCGTGAAGCACGTCTTCGTTGATGGTGCCGAAGACGTTGAACACGCGGGTACGAGTGCTCGCGTCCTTCCGCCCGAGACGGAAGATCGTTGCCGACCTCGAGCTGCTGTCTTCCACCCATGTCAGAGCCATCTACCACCTCATGCGACGATGCCACCGACGCGGTTCGCCTGATCGATGCCGGCCTGAATCTTCAGCAGCGCGTCGAGCTGCTGCTTCTGCACGTTGCCGCCGCCCATCTGCCCGACGCCAAACGCCGAGAAGGTGCCGGCCACGCTCGTACTCATCTTCGGAGCCGACCCGCCCGAGATTGACGCCGGGGCGGATGTCTGCGCCACCTTCTCGTTGAGAGTGGTCTTCGCCTGCTCGACGGCCGCCATGCGGTCGGCGGCTCGCTGGCGGTTCGCGTCCTCGCGGCCCATCATCCGCCTATCAAGGTCCGACATCGCAGCGGACTGGCGATCGCTCGCCGCCTGCGACTCGGTGGCGTTGGTGCTGATCGCCTCATTCATGCGAGCGGCAAGGCCGGGTCGATCCTTGCCACGCTGATCGGCCCTCGACTGGTTTTCCTTGTCGACGGCGTCGAGCTTGCTTTGCGTGTCGGTCGCCCCTTGCAGAAAGCCGGTGATCCGAATCCATGCCTTCTGGATGTTGCCGATCATCATGTCGAACGTCGCCATCACGCCGTTGGCCAGCTCGTCGAAAATGCCCATCACGACGGACGAGACTTTGCGGACAGCGTTCCCGGCATCGGTAGACAGCAAGTCGAGCCCGCTCACGACGTACGTACCGAGAACGTCGAAGGTGTTCTGGATCAGACTCACCCACGGCTCGATCACCCCCAAGATTGCCGCCTGCCCGCGGAGCCACGCCGCCTGCACGCCCGACCACAGAATGTCGATCGCCCCGGCGATGTCCCCGGCCGCGATCGAGTTGTAAACGCCGGTGATCGTCGTGGACGTTGTCTCGCCGAGGTCAGCGAGCAACGCCTTCGCGTCGTTAATCGGGCCGTCGAACGAGCCCCGCAGCGAGCCGGCCATCTTCGCCAGATCGACGCCGGCCACGCGGGCCGCGACCGCGATGCCGCCGAGGACGGCGGCAATCGCCAGCACCGGGCCGCTGGTTGCGATCGTGATAAGCGACCCGGCGAGCGTGCCGATGATCTTCACCAGCGACAGAATCGGGCCGCCAATGTTCCCGGCAAGGCGAGAGACGATCGACAGACCCTCGCCGAACGTGAACAGCAGCGTCCCCACGCCGACCAGAGCCCCGCCGACTGCGAGCACCTGGCGGACGAGCTCTTCGTTCTCGCGGACGAACCGGGCCGCCGCTTCAGCCATGCCGGCGATCGCGTTCGACGCCCCGACAACGGCGGGAGCGACGGCACTGCCGACGGCCTCACCAAGCGAGACGAGCGCGGCTTGAGCCCGAAGGACTTCGGCGTTCTGGTTTGCGAACGCCATGCCGGCGGCCATGATCGGGCCGGCAATCGCCGAACCGGCCACAGCCATCGTCTTGCCGACGCTCGCCATCCCGCTGCCAAGATTGCCGATCTGCGTGTTGACGATCCGCAGCGCGTTCAGCAGCTTCGACGGATTCGCCCCGATCTCGATATAGACCTGACCGCCGCGAACTGCTGATGCTGACATCTGTCATCCTCCGGCGGGGCCAAACAGTTCTTCGAGGTCGGCTTGGGTCGCTTCTCTTTTCGGTGTCGGTCTGGCCTTCGTGAACGGGTTGAACTTCGCGGCCTCGACTGCCGGTTTCCCCTGGCCCCGATTCGCGTTGTAAAACTGTGCGAGCTGCTGTGCCGTGTGCCACCAGTCGGATTCCAGCCGAGCATCTCGGGCCGCCATCAACTCTCGGAGGGTGCGGTTGTCGGGGTCGAGTCCGGTGATGCCAACGCACTCCCAAATAACGGCCCAGGTGCCCGAATAGCCGCCTCCGCCTGCTTGGTCACCTCGTCGGCCAGCTCCGTCATCCGGGCTGACAGCGAGGTCACCACGCCGCGGAGGCGCGGGGGGAAAAAACCGACAAGCTCCTCCTCGACTGCTAGCCCTCCTTGCTCGAGCGACTCGCCGCGAAGAGCGTCGAGGAACTCTTCCTTGGTGAGCCCGGCCTTCTCGATCGCCGGCAGCAGGATCGCGTAGAGCGTCTCGCCCAGGGCGGAAAAGTTGGACCGCAAGACCTGAAACGTCCTGGCGATCTCGCCGGCGTCGATCAGATCGAACGGCACCGCTTCCGTCGGGGCCGGCTCGTCGGCCGTCTTCGGGGGCAGCACCACGCGGACGAGATCCTTGACCCTGGCGGCCGAAGACACCGTCAGCGAGACGTACCACGGCCGACCCTTGTCATCTCGAAACTCTTTCACGTGCGTAGTCCTGTTTGGGTCTTCGTCATCTGGATCGACCATTGCCGCTTGTCATCAAGCGGTATGGAATCCGAGACGTTGGCGACGACCGCCGTAAACGAGTAACCGGCCAGCACGACAGCGATCTCCGTGCCGGCAATGGCTGCCGCGATGGCGGTCGTTGCCGCGGCGTCGTCGATTGTGTCGATGGTGATCGACACCCCATACCCGGTGTGGTACGAGAACGTCGCCCGGCTGCCGAAGGGCGTGATCTCTCGCGTGGTGCCGGCCACGCTGACCTGCACGTCGCGGACGCCGGGAACGGTCACGCCGTCCCACGTCACGACAACGTCACGCCCGAGAGAAATGGCCATGCTGCCTCCCGGTCAGGAGGTTTTCTTGGCGGTCAAAGTGAACGTGACCGGCCCGTCGAGCGGCCGATTCTCTGAGACGTTGGTGACGATGTAGCCGGTGCCGGCACCGGCGAGGCTGGAGATCACCGCCGTCGCGTCGAGACACTCGATCTCCGCGACGCGGGTGACGAATCCGCCGGTGGCCGCCTTGAAGGAAATGCCGCTCGCGTTGACCAGCCCGCGATGCGTTACGTCGATTGCGGTCACCTCTTGGTTCCACGTGACGTTGATAATGCCGGTCGCGCCGTTGCCGCCCGTTGGTGCGCCGCCGTCCCGACCGAGAGCTACTGCCATTGTGATCTCTCCTTACTGGACGCCGCGGGTGCAGGAAACGGAAAACGTGACCTTGTCGTCGAGCGGCTCGGACTGGCTGACGCTCGTCACGAGAAACTTGACCGAAGAAAGGTTGTGACCGTTGGCCCCGGTGGCACTGACGGTGACCACGCTGCCGACAGACACGCCCGGCGCGTCGATGCAGGTCAGGTCGAGCGTCTGCTCGGCCCAGCCGCGCATAATCGTCCGCTCGGTGTCGCCGGACTTCGTCTTGTCAATCTCGGTGAACGTGGTCGTGATCGACCCGTCGCTGACGTTGGAAATGCCCGTGTAGGTC